ACTATCGCCAAGGTTTTCTGAGATAAAGATGTTTGATGCAGTGCTATTGTTAAGCAAAGCACCTGTAACGTTACCCGTTAGGTCATTACCAGATATGACAAGGTAATCTGCACCTGCGCCAATCCAAACGCCGTATCTTTGAAAGTTTGACGCAAGCGTTCCGATGCGACCTAATGGGCCACCTGAAAAACAACCTTCAACCGTGACATGCGTAACAGACGCGCCAATCGAAATACCATCATATAACGCCGATCCATCAATTGAGTTCATCCCAACTTGACAGCCGCTGATGGTGTAATTCTTACCGTTCTCAAGCAAGATACCGCGCTGATCGTTATTTATAAATCTGCAACCACTAACGAGCACGCCATCCGTGTTAGCCGCGCATCGTAGCCCGCTAAGACTGTTTGTTGCAGACCAGCAGTTAACTAGATTTACATCCGTGGTCTTGCCACCGTTGTCAATCAGTGAAATCCCATGACCAACCGATGTGTCTGCCGTTATACCTTCCACAAACACTGCTGTAACGTATTGACCCGTAACTGGATAGGTGACTAAAGCTGAGTTGCCCGATGAAATAATGTCTACGGTATTGATGTAAACGCCGCTAGCGTAAGTTAATAAAATGCCGTCATAGCAACTTGCTATGATGCCATCAAGAATCCAGACGCCCTGCGCTAACGCCCCGGCGCCGACCTCAATACCAGACAAAGCGCAAGTGCTGATCTCAAAGTTAGAAATGGTGCATAAATAAGATGATGCGCCGCCTTCAACAATGATGCCGTTTCGCGTGTTTCCGTAAAGCAAAAACTGATCGACAACGACGTTATGACAGTTTTTGATGCGAATACCGGCGGTTGATCCTGTTTGCGCGGCAGACGGTATGATGCCTAAATTGTTAACGCCACCCTGTGAGCAGCCGTTGAATAGAATAAAATCATCCGCCATAGCCGCAGGCGCGATGACGCTTGACTGCCTGCCTTCGCCTGTTAGAAAAACAGAGTTAGCGGTAATAGATAGTTTGGTAGAGATTTTATAGGTGCCGGTCGGAAAGTTAACCGCGCCCCCACCAATTGACGACACGTAATTAATAGCTTGCTGAATAGCAGTTGTATCGTTAGCAACGCCGTTACCCACTGCTCCGAAATCTTTAACTGATACAACCTGACGAAGTTTGGCTTGAACGGTTGTTGTAACCGCTCCCGTGCCTGACGGCGTGTACCCAATCAATGAAGATCCAGACGCGCTAGACAACGACGTTTCTAATGCCTCGACCAATCCTTGCGTGGTGGCAATGTTATCGACAGTCCAAATCGTAACGTCGTTGCTGTCTTTTAAAACAAACTTATATTGTTGCGTTCCCAGCCAAACATTGGCTTCACCGCGCACACTTAGAATGATGGGGTTTGTGTTAGGCGTTGTACCTGTCGAATCAGTGTACGTTGCTAGTGGCGTTGTTGTTCCGGCTGCATACGTGTAAAGTTTGCCGCCAACTAACAAAGAGCCATCCGAAGCAAAAAACTGAAGTTTTGGACTAGGGGATAAATAAGTTGTCATGTTATTCCTTACAGTGCGGCGATGACAAAAGCTAGCAATTCGCTGTAGCGCACACCTAAACGCGTTTGAGATGATCCGTCGGATGCTATCCATGTGTCGCTGCAAAATAAACCGTATTTTGACGCATCTAAACCCTCGGCGGCAAATGCTTCTTGAACATCTTGGGCAATAACACCAAAATGAATTCGGGCGTCTTCACCTTTTGACGCTACAGCGTCAGTCCACTTAAACGCTCGGATAAGTTTTTTGATGCTATACGCGACGCGTTGTTCTGCGTCGGACAATGACCTTATCTGCTGTTTTTGAGCACCATCTGATGTATTGATTGTGCCTGTGGTTGCGTAAACTACAGTATATCTATAGGTACCAGTGCCCAAAGACCGCGTGTTATCGACCGACGGGCGGAACGTTGTAGCATCCCCTAAGAAAACAGATGTCCCTGGCGACGTTGCGCCGGTAGCTAAGATGACACCGTTTGTGCCGCCAATCGTTGCGTATGAACTGGCCTCAACAAAATAAGCACTGGGTGTAGCGTACTTTGCGCCGTTAAACTGATTGTTGCTATTTGTAAACGTCTTAGCGCCAGAAATTGTCTGGGTGCCGTTTTTTGTTACGACATTATCACCAAAAGGTATGGGTGGTGGGCCAACGTCAACAGGAATACTAGACACCAATACGTTAACATCTTGAGCCGGAGGGCCAGATTGAAGATCATCTAGCGTTGTCGCGTTGTTACCTTGCCCAACTAAAGTAAATAAATTTAAAAAAAATCGATACCATTCACGCGAAATCAGACCAGTTCGCTCGTCAATAAAGCTGACGCGTGGGGCCGGTATGTTAGTAACATTAGGCATTGGTTGGCGTTATAAGAAGTTCCGCACCCATAATTGCCGTCTTTACTGGATCAGTCATTGACAATTCGTAAACACGGTCACGCAACTTAAGCGTCATCCCTAAGCGGCGAAACCAGACGCGGTAGTAATACTCGCCTATCTTTCCTACCGACGTAGTACGGTAATTAGACCACGTATGACCGCCATCGTCGGACCAGCGCAGCATAATTTGCGGATTAGCGCCGACTGTGGCGGGAATAGAATCATCCGTAATTAGATATTCATCTGACTCAGTTATTAAGTAATCACCGCTTTCCGTAATTAAATACTGAGTCTCATCAACAAGATACCCGTTTAAACCTACGCCGGACTCCATGTCAATTTGCATGGCGTGCTGCGCGGTGCGTTTAAGATTGTTTTGGCCCGTTGGCAACGCCCGCCACGAGCGCAACCACTTTTGTATCTGACCGTTATCGGCGTAGGTGTCTAGATCAAACGCGTAAATGTTGCCGTTTTCGTAGTCGCCTACGATGATTTTGTTGTTAAACGCCATTTGGCAATTGCTGCGGTGCCGCGTAAACGATCCGTTACTCCAACCCGCTCGCTCATGCCATGCTCCTGTAGCGACATCGTAAACCCATGTCGTATTGGCGCTGGGGAATATAAGCACATAAAAGCTGTGACCGTCTTGCTGATAGGTGTACGCGAGCGCGTCAGTTAGATTGCCGTATTGTTGGATTTGCCATTCAACGGCGTGAGTGCTGATGCGCTGGCCGGTGTAGCCGTTGGCGCGGTACACAATACCTTGGCCTCGGGCGTCAGCGCCGAGCCAAAACAAACCGTTGTCCATTTTGGCAATTGTGTACGCAGAGATGCAGCCAATCTCATTAAACGCACCTTGTATGCGTTGAAGCGGAAAATCTGGCGTACCTGCGTCGTACCAAACCTCTACCGTACCCGTCCCATAAACCCAAACTTCGCGGTGGTCAACAATTAAGCCAACTACACCATCGGGGGAACCTTCTGCGCTGGCAAAATCAAGCGGCTCAATGCTTGTGCCATCAAGCAGTTGCGTAACCCAAATTCGCTGGCTGTTAGGCTCGTTAAAAACAAAATAGCCATCAATGTATCCAACAGTCACTGCACCAGGAAAATCCGTGTCGGTAATTTGTTGAAACGTATTTGTTGAGTTGTTGTATATGTAGCTTGGGCCGTTAGCAGCTATAAACAGTTGAGTACCATTGTCAGCAATACTAACTGGACCTGTGCCTGGAATAGCACCAAGCAATGTCGCTGTGTAACTTGTGTTTATCTTGTACAGTTCAGCCCCGGACACTACAAACGCGACAGTATTGTCGGATGAAAAAGTCCACAACCCACGGATAGGCCCGCTACCAATCGTAGCTAAGTTGAGCAGGCCTGGGCAACGCTGAAGAAACGCGGGTTCTTTGCCGCCTTCAGGTACAACTTCTGGAAATAAATTGACCATCCTCGCATCGGCTGCGTTGACGGAACGGGCAACGTAAGTCGAGCCAAGAATTGGCGTTTTCATTAGAAGTTGTTAGCGTAGATGTTATAGCGCTGACGCGTTGCAACAATCGGGTAAGGTATCGCCATAAGATCGCCGGGGAAGTTGATGCGCTTAATGTTGCGCTTGCTTGACATGGCAATACGTTGCACTTGCGGCGAAGGCTCAACCCCAAACTCAGGCGCTAGTTCACAAGCTAAGTTATAGCGAAACGCACGGAGATAGCCTGGGGGAAAATACATGTCTGTAGCAACGCTTGATACCTCTGTCAATATTTCTACAGAAATAATGTGCCATTCCAGCGCTTTAATAGGTACAGGGTACACCGTCATTTCCATGTCAGGAAACGTGTTGTTAACCCACATGACTTGCGGATACGTCGATGTAACTGTTTTAAACGCAATACCATCGTACTGCTGTTGATTGATTAGCTTAACGCCAAACGATAGGCCCGACGATGGGTCTTTAAAGTATGTAGCGTCATCGATCTCAATCGGGCGATTACCTACAAAGTCGCCGGTTGGACCAATCGTGCGCGACATAGTGTACGCAGGCCAAGTGAACACTTGGTCTTGCGTACTAAAAACTGATAGTCGTTCAGTATCCCATGACTGAATCATTTGATTCATTGCCATGATGGAATCTTGCATGACCGCAACTGAAGGTTCCTCACCTT